GGCAAGTCGGTGCATACCATTTTGTTCGATCATATGCGGACTTGTTGAAAGATCCGCTGACAAGCAAACCATCGTCCTCCAGCTTGGTCAAAGCCGTGCGAATTTGCTTTCCAGTCAGATAGGGGAACAAATCAGCAAATGCCGAAACGCTGTTATACGTCCACCACAAGCCATCGTGAAAATGCTTGTTGTTGGCTGCGTTCTTTTCAGCCCACCAAACAATGTTTTGGAAAATAACGGCGGCGTTCAAACCGACCTTGGCGGCAACCTCTGGATCGAAGCTGTGCCGACTCATAACACAATGCCTTGCGTTATGGTTTTGTGGCGTGTATTACTCAACATACTCAATGCCTCCTACTTAGGCGTTGTTTAGGGCGGGTTGAGCGATGCCTCTCTAACGCTCCCCGCCCGCCCCACTAACCATAAAATGCGCTTTAAGTCAATCTCAGTTCCCAGTCAGGATACAGATGTCTGAACAAAGCAGCACGCAACGGGAAGTCTCGAACGACGAAGCCCTTCACGTCTTCAGCGATAAGCTTCCCACGCTCCATATAGGTAAAGTCGGGTCGATAGCTTGCCACCCGTCCGTTGCCCATTTTGAGAGGCTTGCCGTTGACCATAAACTCGAACTTCGGCTCAATGGTCAAACCCTCGATCTCCCTGCCTCTCTGTAATAGGTGCAGTTGATCGCAACGCTTGGCTTCACGCTTTGACGCATGAAGATGCCCATTCGTGCAGGCGGTTTTCTTGGCGAAATATTTAGTCACGCAAGGCCCTCTCCACTCGTTCGACCGCTGCGGCAAACTCATCGTCTCGCTCGATTAGGTTCTCGACAACGCGCACGCCATGAAAGGCTGTGCTGTGATCTGTGCGGCCCAGCATGTTAGCCATCTGCAGATAGGACATATGTCCACAGTTGCGGCTCATCACATACCAGGCGACCTGCCTAGCCCTTACTCGCTTCTTGGATCGGCTAGGGCTAATCAATGATTGCTTGTCGATGTTGAATTCATTCATCACCGCTGTAACCACTGCCGAGCCACTGTTGCGTCTGCGGCGCTCAATATGCGGCGGCGAATACCATTTGGGAAACATGTTCATGCTTCACCACGGGCGATTGCCGCCATGCGCTTTACAGTGGCATTGGCCCCCGGAGTTTCTTGCGCCGCAATGCGCTCTAGACGCTCGTTCTTGGCTGCCAGCGCATCTGCAAGGCGTGACTGGCTATCTGCCATGTCTTTGAAGGCTTTTTCTACCACCTCGATTTGCGCACTCCATCGCGCCAATACGCAGTCAATATTAGGCTCACCTTTGCGCTTGCGCAGCCTATCGACAGCGGCCCAGCCTGCCAATACGCAGGCTGCTGCAAAAAATAGTTCTCCAATCATTTTGCCAACCTCCTATAATATTCAATTTCGTGCGGCTTCAGCTTGCTGTGCTTCAAGTGGTAAGATGCCAGCGCGGCAAGCAACGGATCGTCTGTCCTACGGCGAACTGTGCCGCGAAAGCTTCGATCACGCTTAAAGTCCCAACCAGATGGGTTGCCCTGCCCTGGCAGATACTTCTTTGGCAGTGATGCACGCATCTTAGCCATGTCAACCCTTGACAAAGTAACGCCGAAGCGGTGGCGAACATGAGCGAGGATCGTACTGTCATCGCTTATGTACGTTGCGAGATAACGGGCCAGTGCGACTGGCGTCGATGGTGATTCGTAAATCATGCCTGAAGCCTTTCCAAAAGATCCTGACGGCCCATTTCTTTGGCGATCTGCATTGCCTTTTTGCGTGCAGCAACTCGGCTGGGTAGAAAGCGTCCGTCATTATCACGGGCCTGCTCAGGCTTGAGCCAGCGGGATAAAATCTTAATCATGGTTTCTCCTTATGAATTATTTTCCATTGTGATTTGATCTGGTCTGGGCGGATAAATTCAAAGCCCATCTTCTGAAGCAATGCGCCTGTCACATGGCGCGGCGGATAAAATGCTACTGCATCGAACGAAGCCGACACAGTAGCTAGGTTCCCACTGGGAAATGCGTCTAAACCAGTGGGGGAGGAGGTCATCTACTCATCTCCGCCAAAGCCTTTTCCAGCTTGCCAATTGTCGGAAGCGTCGGGGCAATGCCCTGCTTTGTGTAGCGGTGTGCAATTGATGGCGAGACATTCGCAGCACGAAACAAAGCGTGCAGTTCAATGCGGCGATCTAAAGCGGTTTTAGCCACTTCATCCATGAGAGTTTTTCTGTCCATATCGGCCCTATAAATTAGACGCTTTTTAACATCAAGCGAAAAATTTCGAATTTATTTGTTGACCTAAATTGCAATGTGCGTAAAGTGGGGGCAACAACAACGGAGGCAAAAATGCAAAAAGTCATTTACCCGCACTTTGATAACCCAGAGACCAGCGACGAAGAACGCGCATTGATCGAGCGTCTTAAGGCGCAACCAATGCCAGCCGATCTTGCCGAGCGCATCGAGCGTATCAATAAAGCTTTCGGGGCGCAGTCATGAACGGCGGCCTTTCACAATTTACCCGCGTGCTGGAAAGCGTTGACCTGATTACGGTCTGGCCTGCCGAACCGATCAGCGTAGACTTTTACCTGAACGCAAGCAGCGAAGCATGGGATGCAGAGATGCGCAACCGCTACGGCGATGATTGGGAATCGCTCGATCAGGCCGATAGCTTTACGCAGCAAGAATGGAATGAATGGAAAGCAGAACAGGAGGCTTTAATATGAAAGAGATTATAACCGCTTTGGCTAAGGCGCTTCCCGAAGTTGACAGTGCTTCGAAGGATAAAAGCAACCCAGCGTTTCGGTCAAAATATGCCGACCTTGGCAATGTGATCGAAGCGATCCGCCCTATTGTAAAGCACGGTCTCTGGTATCGCCAAGAAACGATTGAGCATGAACAGGGAGCCTGCGTTGAAACCTTTTATCTGCATATAAGCGGAGAGGAAAAGAGCGGTGGCAAATGCTTTATCCGTGCGTCAAAGCAAGACGCTCACGGCTTCGGTAGCGCCCTTACCTATTGCCGCCGTTATGGCTTGATGGCTGCTTTCGGGATCGCGCCCGAAGATGATGATGGAAATGCTGCCGTCAAACAGGTTAAGCATTCCGAACCGATCAACCAGACGCAATGCGATATGCTGCGCACGCTGATCGAAGCCAGCGGATCAAACATCGTGGCATTCTGCAAATATTATGGGATCGAATCGCTGCCGGAATTGCCTGCAAACAAATTCGCCCATGCAGAAAAAAGCCTGCAAACCAAACTAGCGGCCAAGGGAGAGAAAGAATGATCGAGCAGCGCACAACCGAATGGTTCGCACAACGCTGCGGCCATCTTACCGCTTCACGCATTGCCGATATGATGGCGCGCACCCAGAAAGGCTGGGGCGCGTCTAGGGCAAACTATGCTGCCCAACTTATTGCAGAGCGCCTAACAGGTGTTGCGGAATCTGGATTTACAAGCGCAGCGATGCAGCATGGCATAGACACAGAAGCAGCCGCTAGAGCCGCCTACGGCTTCATGCAGGACGTTGAGGTTGTCGAAGCCCCATTCGTTCTGCATCCCCGCCTAGCATGGTCTGGTGCGTCTCCTGATGGCTTTGTGGGTGATGCTGGGCTGGTCGAGATTAAATGCCCCAATACTGCAACGCACATCACCACACTGCGCGGCGGCGAGATTCCCGACAAATACATCAAGCAGATGCAATGGCAGATGGCTTGCACCGAAAGAGATTGGTGCGACTTCGTTAGCTTCGATCCGCGAATGCCGGTTGAAATGCAATTGCACATTCAGCGGGTTGATCGGGACAATGACTTGATCGCGGAGATCGAAAGCGCCGCGATTGGGTTCCTTGATGAAATTGCGGCAACCGTCGCAGAACTAGAAGCCATTTATAGAAAGGCAGTATAATGACAGTTATTACAACCATCGTCGGCAATGTCGGCAAGGATGCGGTTTATAAGGAAGGGCAAAGCGGAAAAGGTTTCGTTAGCTTTTCCGTGGGCGCATCAGTGGGCTGGGGCGATAAGAAGGAAACGCTCTGGTTCGATGTGACGAAATGGAACTCTAGCCCCAAGCTGGCAGAGATGGTTCTAAAGGGAACCAAGATCACCGTGATCGGTGAATTGTCTACCCGTGAGCATAACGGCAAGACTTACCTGCAAATCAATGCACAGACTGTCGATCCGCAAAGCCGATCAGGTGGCGCACCGCAGCCGACAACATCAGACGATTCGTTCAATATGGACGATTCGGATCTCGACGATTCAGTTCCATTTTGAGGAAGGAAAAGATTATGAACGTAGCAGCAGACCAACTCCGCCTATATCTGGAGCGCATCGAGCGTCTTGAGGAAGAAAAGCGCGGCATATCGGAAGACATTAAAGAAGTTTATTCCGAAGCCAAATCCAATGGCTTTGACGCGAAGGTTATGCGCCAGATCGTAAAGCTGCGCCGCATGGAAACCCATGTTCGCCAGGAATGGGAAGCCGTTCTCGAAACCTATAAAGACGCACTGGGTCTTTAAGATGCTGCCGCCCCGTCGCCCACAAGCTGCAAAGCGTCCCAAGCGGTTCGTATCGCCAGCGCATTGCAAGTTCGTTCGCTCCCACGCCTGCTGCGTGTGTCAGACCTATGATCATATCGAGGTTGCTCACGTCAGAACGGGAACGAACGGGGGGATGGGGTTAAAGCCTGGCGATTATTGGACGATCAGCCTTTGCCGCGATTGCCATTCCGAACAGCATAGGATTGGTGAGCAGTCTTTCGAGACAAAGCACGGCATCAACATGAAGGAACTTGCACGGGCATTTGTGAAAGCCAGCCCGAAGCGGAGTGAGTTGGAAAGGGCGCGTGATGGATAAGCGCACGATCAAGCTGGTATCAGCAGCGCACCGATATCGAGCCGCCAGCCTTATCTATCAGGCTCCACAAGGCTATGTCATGGCGATAGGCGAAGAAACCCGCACGCAAGAACAGAATCGCCTTATGTGGCCCTTGATCGCGGACATACAGGCGCAGGTTCCAGAGACAGCCACATTCTCAGCCGATGATATGAAATT